CGAAGTCTTTACAGTCTTCGCTTGTGACTCAGTTGATGCGTTCATGGTAAGTACCTTTAAGTAAGGAGAGAATCCTCTACCTTTCGGCGAGGCCTAGCCCAGGATACCGGAGATTAAAGTGTCCCCAATACCCGCGGGTTGTTGCCACAACGCACCAAATGCAAGCGAGAGTGCAGCTCGCACGTTAGCTGGATCAGCCGTGTCCGAGCCCGCAGGAACATCCATTGTTACGGTGACCTGAAGGTTTTGGTACGTCTGCCCGGCGAGAGGCGTCACACCCTTTCGGATGATAGCCTTATACGTGTTACGTGGTACATCCTTCACAACACCCGTCGTCGGATTGGCCTTTCCGAGATTCCGGAAGACCTTCGGTCGAACGAATGTGATAGTGAAGGGAGAAGCAACACTATGCGCAGTGACGCCAACTTGCGTACCACCCAACGCCGTAACCGCATACTGCTTACCATTAACATCAGGTGCAGTGTCAGCGGTCAAGGTATAGGTAGGAGACGTAAAGCCGGTCTGCGCAGCCCCTGTAACAGGGGACGTTAGAGTAATGGACATCAGAGATCCTATAAAAACCTCGTAGGGCGCCGGCTACATGCCGGGGAGCCTTCGAAGAGGTCTAGGGTTTTGAGGATGCAACAAACGGGAAGCCCCTAAGAGGGCGGCAACGTTTAAAAGTTGACCGTCATTAAGAGACAAGTTCACCTCCAATGTAGGATATGAAATCCCTGTATTCGGAGAGCGAACGACCGTTCGTCGCGTTAAGTTAAAACCACCGGGACTACCGCTTGAACTAAAAAACGTAAAGTTGCCACCCCAATCCATGTTATTGCCCAAGTTATCGAACTTTAACTGACCGGCATAAACTGCCCGTTTGATTTCAGTTCGGTTCACATAAGCAAGTCCACGGGTCGAAGTGACAACCGCGTTCAAGCAATCACCGATATTGGTGAAGTAGTCTGCCAAAAACGACCATGGAAGTAACTCCCATGCTGTGGGTATGAACTGCTCCGGTGAAAAACCGAAAAGAGCCCAATTATCCCACTGTGTCGTTGTTGTTTGAGCATC